AGTTGATCTGCCTGATAATTCATCGGAATGAAAGACGGATATGGACAGTTACTTACAACTCCGTTTGGATCGTCTATTAATAAATTTCTATTACCTGTATTTTTTATATCTCGATGAAAATATCTACAACCTATAGTTTGAACGTCTGGTGTTCTATCCGTTCCAGGGAGTGATACTTGTGGAACGTAAACCTTTGGTATTTCTATATTTGGAATACTTATTTCTGGTATTTCCAACTATAATCCAAGTTTTTTTGGTATAGGCAATGACTCACCTGTTGTTTTTGGTAATGATTGATTCATTACATTAGGTAAAAGTCCTTTTACCTCACCTAATACTTGATTCATTATTTTTGCTTTAAATTGCTCTGATGTTACATACTTGTAACCGAAGTAGCCACCACCGAAAATAGATGTGACCATAACAAAAGAGACAATACTTAAAACATTAGCTATTTTTTGAAACATGATTAAAGAAGCATTTTTAAAAGCATTAGCACCAATTAGTTTGATGGTGCTTGCTTTGATAATTTCGTTGAGTCCTCTTTACTTAATTGCTGGACTTCTGACTCGATCCTTTTCAACAAATGCTCCCCAAACTGAATCCCACCCTGCAAAATATTAATATTTGCACAAGCTTCATCATAAACTTTTTTAGCGTGATCTCTTGTTTCTATCTGTTTTTTAAGTTCCGCTTTCCAATCATCTATTTGTTTTTCTGTAGTACTTTTCATAAAGTTAAATGATTTTAAATTCTTCTAATATTCAACATTATAAAGTTATTGATAATTTTTTGCCACTTGAGGTCTTTACTGATTTACAAAACCTTATTCTGAGTAAAAATTTTGCTTGGTTTCATGGTAAATACATCAGTTATGAAGATCAAAAACATGAGAATGAATCGTATAATTCTTTTTTCTTTCACGAATGTTATAACGGCAATGTTCCTATAACAGATTTGTTTGATAAATTAGTGCCGATATTAAATAATTACATACAACCAAAAGTGTTAATAAGGATTAAAGCAAATTTTTATACTCCATGTTTAAAAGTAACTGATCATGCACAGCACCAAGATTTTGAATTTCCACATCAATCCGCAATATTATGTCTGAATACTTGTGACGGATACACAAGATTAGACGATGGTACAAAAATTGATAGCGTTGCCAATCGTTTTATAATGTTTGACGGATCAAAACTACACAATTCCACTTCAACTTCACAATGGGATGGACCAAAAGGAAGATTTAATATTAACTTTAACTACCTTTAATTTCAGTTAAATTAAACTTGTATTTTTTGCCATTACGCTTGTTTATTAGAAATAGATCATCTGAGCCTTCTTGAATTGTATAAGAACCCCAGGATCCATCAATATCATTCGATCCACCTTCGTTAGACATATTAAGGTCAGAAGTATAAATGTTTCTCCATCTTAAGGAATTAGAACCTAAATCAAATTGACCATTAGAACGTGGTCTGATATGACTAGCAGATAAGTCTCCTGTGAAAGTACCACCTGAAGCAGGAATACCCGCAGAAGCAGATGTTATATAACCAGCACCATTTGTTAATTGGTTGTTGTTTGTAATATTATTTGCACCATTAGCTACGTTTAAGAATGATCTAACAGCAGCAGCAGTAGCGGTTCTGTGGTAATCATCTCCTTGTTTACAAATTATTCCAGATACAGAAGAAGAAACTGAGTTGTCTGTTGTATTTATGTAGTTAGAAAAAATGTAACCAGAACTATGTCTTGCAACAATAGTACTATTAGAAGCACTTACGCTTGGTTGCATATTATCTAATAGGTCAGCATCTAATCCAGATCCACTACCGTCAACCGTTTTAATAAGTGTTAATATCTCACTAGCAGATTGATCGGCAGTTGCACCAGCTTCAATTCCATCTAATTTACTGTGATCTGCGTTTGTAAAATTATTATCGGTTTGAGAAGCAACAGCAAAGTCTAGTGTGCCATCTCCATCTTGATATGTAACAGTAATACCAGATTCAGTATTGCTAGAAACCATACCGCCAACGATGTCTTGGACTTGTTCGTTAGTAAGAGTTGCAGTAATATAACCAGCACCATTTGTAAGCTGATTATTGTTAGTAACATTAGTAGCAGAAGCAGCAATTCCATTTAACTTAGACAATAAAGCATCAGTAAAAGCATTAGTATCGCTATTTGATTCATAAGCACTTTTAATTTCACTTGCAGATTGATCGGCTGTTGCTCCATTTTCAACATTTAATATTCCTCTAACTTGTGATGCACTTAATTCTTCAACACTTCCAGAACTAGAAGATAATCTTGCTAAAAATGTATTTTGTGAAATGTTTTGAATTTTATCGAAAGTAACTGCGTCATCTGCAATATTTCCTTCAATAATAGTGGCATTAGCAATTTCTAAAGCTGTAACTGCATTTGCATTTATTTGTGCTGATCGAACAGCATTATCAGCTATTTGTGCAGCATCTACAGAGTCATCAGCTAACTTATCATTCGTGACAGCATCATTAGCAATTTTTCCTGTACTAACAGCAAGATCAGCAATCGAAGCAGTTGCAATAGTTCCAAAGGACATAACACCACTTCCATTAGTTTTTAAAACGTGGTTAGCAGATCCATCTTCGGGCAACGTAAACTCACTTGTTTTTGTTAAAGAACTTGGGCCAGCAAAACTTATATGATGAGTATTACCAGTATCAGTATCAAAAACTATTTTGTGACCAGCCGAATTTATCTGTATTTCGTTCTGTGTAGAAAGTGATATTCCTGTACTGCCATCAGGAAACTGAAGAGTTTGTGTATTTACTGATGCAAAACTTAGGACACCACTTCCATTAGTTGTTAAAAACTGTCCAGAAGATCCGTCAGCAGAAGGTAAAGTAAATTCAACAGTAGCAGAAAGAGTATCAACAGGTTTAAATTTTAAAAAATTAGCTGTTGTTCTATCTCTGAACATTAACTTACTAACAGCACCAGATGTCCCTTGAACTGTTAATCCTTCTGTATTACATAAAAGTCTTTGTACTGGAGTGCCACTTTGGTCAAAAAGTGCAATAACTTGATTTTGGTTTGTAAAAGCAATATCTAAATAACTTAATTCACCTAGACCATTTGTACTTAATACCTGACCATTAGAACCAACAGCAGTGGGAAGAGTGAGAGTATAATCTGCACTTAAGCTACTTGGCCCTTTTAAAGAGATTTTATTTGTATTACCAGCATCGCTATCAAACTCAATCGAATTATCAGATATGGAAACATTACCTGTAAAAGTTCCACCAGCCAAAGGCATTACCCCATTCAATTTACTTACATCTATCGCTGCGTCTGAAGCTACTTTTGCATTATTAACAGCTCCGTCTTTAATGTGATTTGTACCAACTGCTCTAAGTGAGTCATTAGAAGCAGAGTCAGATAACTTAGCATCTGTTACAGCATCAGGAGCTAATTTAGTTGATACAATAGCAAGACTGCCTATTTTATCTTGTGTAACTGCCCCATTATCTATTGTAAAAGTCGCTCCAGAATTAGATACCGTAATATCTCCTTTATCTCCGTCATCTATACCACCGCCACCTCCAGATATTTCTGCTACAGATCCGTTGTCTTTTTTTGTAAATAATTTACCAGTATCGGTTCTTACAGCTAACTCACCGACAACTAGATCACTAGCACTTGGATCGCTACCAGAACCTCTTTTTAACTTGATTTCATTAGCCATTGGCTTTATCCTCCTATGGCTTAGTAAGTTCCACCATCTATGTTAAAACCAGATGCACTTTCGTTTCTTAGGAATACAACAAGGTCTGTTAAGGCACATTGTTTCATTGTTCCATCATCATTAACTATGAATCTGTCTGCTGCTGCAAGTGTTGTTGATGTAGCCGAAGTCGCACCATCTAATAAATTTAGTTCAGTTGTAGTAGAGGTAATTCCATCTAAAACATTTAATTCAGTGACAGTAGATGTCAAACTTGTAAGCTTGGTGACAGGTAAAGTTCCTGTGATTGAACTAGCAGCAAGATCAATAGCAAGCTCTGTTGACTCAATAACAAGACCACCATTTGATTTAAGATCAAGAGATAAAGTATTTCCTGATTTATCTAAACCATCACCTGCTGTTATCTGACCTGCACCTGAGAACTGAGCAAAAGTAAGATTATTTGTGCCTACAACTGCTGATCCTTTATTGCTAGTGCAAACGAACCCATTATCAGCATTAACTGAACCTTGTTCTACGAAGGTGAACATTCCTGCTGCGTCTGCACCAGTCGCTAAATCATCTGCTCTAGCTGGTGACGATCCAACAATATAAATACCATTCTGACTTGCTGTTGACTGATCTTTTACTAAAACTCTATCGTTATCAGCAAGAGTAACACCGTCTAAAGTATCTCCACTATTTAGTGCAGTAGATATTGTGATATTGCCAGTGGTTGCGACTTTACAAGAATCTTTTACATCAAGTCCTTGTGATGTTGCTTCAACGAAACCTTTAGTTGCAGCATCTTGTGTATTAACAGGATCAGATAAATTAGTTATTGTCTGACTGTTTAAGGAAACTGAAGCTGTAGGTGCAGCCATCTGATCCAATCTATTTGCTCTAACACCTGTATCGAAATCACTTATCTTGGTATGAGCTAACGAGGGCACATCAGCAGCAACCATAGCTCTGAATGTTGCAGCACCATTACTACCATTTGGTGCAGCTAAAAATGTATTTTGAGTCCTACTTGTGAATAAATCTGCAAAACTTCCCGATCCACCAATTGCTTCAATACTTGTAGCTGAACCTCCTGCTCCACCTGTACCAATACCAATAAATAACTTTTTACTGCCTTCTGCAAAAGCTAACTCAGCATTTGCTAATGAACCTGGTGCTGAAGATCCTGTGGATCTTTTTATTCGTACTGTGTTAGCCATCTTTAGAAGTTTCCTCCGTCAACGAGTGTAAGTTTGGTTGTGGTTGCATCTGCCTTAAATTTAGCAGAGCTGGCGTCATAGTAAACAACTGAGCCATCTACTTTTGCAGTCTCATCGAGATCTAAACCTTTTGGACCTTGTGGTCCTGCTGTGGTCAATTCAACTGTGGTTACGTCTGAGACTTGTGAAACAGTTACAGAATTTGGACTGCTCATGCTGTGTATCCTTCACTTATAAATAGTTTACCCTCTAAATAATAGTTTTTGCTACCACTTGGTTCTGTTAACAATACGTCATAAAACAAAATACTAGGAGTAAAATTTGCTGTATCGGTGTCAGCTAGATTCATGTCAATAATTCCGTTAGACCTATTTGTATAAGTTATGGCCCAATCAGCAAATTTCGTGGATCTATCTTCGTTATAAACTTGTGCAGTTACAGTGTATCCCGTTAAATTTATTGCCGTTCCAGTTGAATCTTTAAAAGTTAACTTAATAGGGAAATCTGCTCTACGTTGAACAATGAAATTCTTTTTTCCTGGGATAATAGCCATTTATATTGTGTAAATAGTAGCTCCTAAAACACTTGTATCCCATTGACTTTGTAATTCATCTGTAGTCGTACAAGCGTCTATAGCTGAATTTGCTGGTGCATCTCGCAAAGCATTTTTCTTGGCAACAATAGCTGAAGTGTCTGAACCTGTTTCTAAAGCTCTTTGAAATTCAATATCTAATGCTGGCATAAGCTCTTCTCTTCTCGCTCTTATATTATCTCTGTGTAAATTTTTTGCTTTTGTCATATCAATACCAAAGCCAGATGACGAATCATAAGTCCACGCATCACGCCAATCTTGATCCAAGTTTTGTACGTCAGATGTATTAACAATGTAAGAAGTTTTCCCATCAGGAACATCTTTAGCTTGTACTTCTTCTACCGTTAGTTCACTTTTTGAACATAAAAGTAATAAGACTAAATTATCTTCATCGCCTTGATATACGATTGTTTTTGAAATATCAGTCATTATTGTGGCCCTGAAAACAATACGTTGTAAATACCAGTTCTTGATGTACTGAAATGACTACCACCATGAAGTCCATTCATAAGACATCTGCAAGCTGAAGTTGAATAAGTAGTAAGACTAATCCCACTTGAAGTCGTGTCATTATTAGTATTAGTTCTAACACATGGCCTTCTACCATGACCTGGCCCTGCTCCAAAAGTTACAGCATAATTAGAACTTGTCCATGTACCTCCTGAAAAATTAAATGTGTAATCTCCACTTGCGTTAAATGAAACCGAACTAATATTATGACTATCTCTTACTGAATTATTTGTACCATTTATATTGCACCAAGCCCCAACAGCGTTGTCTCCAATAAAAGCCATTAATCAACCTCCTGTAAAAGAAATTTGTATTTTTTGCCAGTTCTTTTATTTAACAAGAAAAGATCCTCGTGCCCTTCCTGTATAGTATAGCTTCCCCACGTTCCGTCAACGTCATTTTGTGAACCTTCGTTAGACATCTGTAAGTCGGAAGTATAAATATTTCTCCATCTTAAAGTGTTTGAGCCTAAATCTTTTCCGCCATTAGAAGCTGGTGTTAAAGTTCCTAGTCCAGCTATATCTGTTATTGTTCCACCTAAAGCAACTGAACTTGAACCAATGGTTATAGCAGAAGTCTCAACAAGAGCCAATGTTCCTGTTGAATTAGGCAAAGTAAGAGTTCTATTTGCAGTTACAGTTCCAGGTTTGAGTGCTACATAATGACTATTATCAGCATCACTAAATCTCATCTCGTTTTCTAATTTTAAAGTAATTCCATTAGCATCAAAGTGCATTTGCTCAACACCACCAGCAGAAAATCCCATAATATTTGCAGACCTTCGATACAAACCCAAATCAGTATCCCCTTCAAAACTGAGTGCAGGAGTAGAAACACTGCTTGAATTGTCAATTAGAAGTGGACCCGACATTGTTCCACCACTTTTAAGAAGTAATCCTAAGTTTGCTTGATCTATATTGCCAATCTCAGTAAATCCACCATTTGTTGAATTTCTTATCTTTAAAACATTAGTACTGGTATTCAAAAAAGGCATGCCAGCTACACACTGACTTTGTGATAAATCCGATGATTTTGAATTGCTTGATTGGATCGCAGCAAAAACATTATTTAAATCAACTCTTACGTTGGCTCCAGAAGCATTTTCGATTGTGTAGTTTGTTACGTCAGCCACAGTTAAATACTATTTTCCTCCATGTTACCCTCCTTTGCCAAAACCAACAGCACTATAGGTAAAGTTCCTATCAATACTAGCATTACTTGAGTTCTTAAAGTGAACTGTAAAGCCAGTTCCAGATATGTTACTAAGTTCAAAGTAGTCTCCTGTAGCCATATTTTGTGGAGAGATATTTACAGTTGGTAGAAAGTTATTTAAATTGCCAAGTGCAGACGTTCCAACAAAGAAGGGTGCTGAAAATGTTACGGCTTTAGCTCCCGATCCAGATGCCAAAGTAGAACTAAATTCTGTTCTTGCTGGCAAACTAGCAACATAGCCAGCTTGTTGTAAATTTAAATTCTGTGCAGCATCATTAGAAGTCATAGTAATTCTAAATTGAAACCCTCTTCCTCTAAACGTACCATTAGCAAAATCATTGAAATTTCCATAAGTAGGTGAGCTACTAGGGTTGTCAGTTGTAGTTCTGACTGCAATTTTAGCGTTCACATCATTAGCTACAGAACCATCAAAATCTGTCCAAGTATCAATATTTGCTGTTCTATTGTCAAATTCATCTCCAATGTAAAAACCTACACCTTGAAAGTGTCTTTTTAATAGTAATGAAAATGTGCCACCTAAATCTAAAGTATCTACGAAATCATAAGTGCCAGTTGAATTTGTAGCTGGATTAGTAAGTTTTAGTCCTCCCAAGCTGCTATCAAAAACAACATTAGATCTTGTTCCATTGTAGGGTGTGCCATCTGTATCTTCTCTATCTGTTTTTATTACTACAGTCTCTATTGTCTCAACATTAGATAAACTTACCTTTGCTTCTGTTGCACTAAATCTTCCTCCATCATCTTGGAACTTTACAAGATAAGTTCCACCACCACTCATTGCTGGAACGATAGCCTCTGTTGCATTACCACTTAAGGCTTCAATTATGTCTTGAGCAGCTTGGAATGTAGCTTGTGCTCCCGTTAAATTTGTGTGCCTTACATAAACCCGACCACCGTGCAAAACGTCAACAGATGTGCTTTGTCTAAATCTTAATCTTACAAATTGTTCGTTAATTGGTTCTAAAGTTAAATTCTGTACATCTTCTGGTACTCCTGTCTTACCTACAGCATTAAAAATAGCAGTTGTTGAATTTGCTGATAATTCAAGTAAGGCATTGTAAGAAAAAACTTGAAAAGTGTACTCACCTATAGGTGTATCTAAAATTTCAAAATCACTGCTGAATACATTTTGGGTTACATAATTTCCATTACCTAATTTATAGTTAACTTGATATTGAGTAACTCCATCTACGGGCTGCCAATCTACAATTAACTTACTTCTAGCCATATTATTAATAACTACAGTTTTTTCAACAATATTTAAGTTACTTGGTGGATTTGCTGGTTGATTTAGTAAAGATACAGTTCTTGCAACTAACGGAGTGCCATCTTCAATAAAAGCATACTTACCTTCGACATAAGTTAAAGCTGTAATTGCATAAACTAGATCGTCTTGTTCTTCAACTGATATAACTCTAAACAATTGATTTTGCAGTGCGTTACTTGATAATACATAGGGAGAATTATCATTTGGTGCGGAAGAAAATGCAGAACTTACTGTTAAAACTGCACCATTAATATCACTGACATTTCTTGTTTCAACATTTCCATTAGGAAGAATAACGCTAATCTTTGGTGAATCTCCCAAAGCAGGAATACTTGTATCAAACTGACTATCAATAGTTACGGCTGTTGTAGTTGCAGAAACTATACGACCTCCTCTTCTGGCTCCAGCCCTTACAGGATCACTTACTTCTATTACAGTGCCAGGTCTTACAACAACTCCTGCATCTATAGAGCTAGTAAAAGTACAAGTTTCAGATTCATTTTGTTCAGCGAAAAGCACTGCACGGCCTAATCTCGCAGCTTGATTACGAGAAGTACATGCAAATGCTTTTATTTTTTTGATAACTGTACCTAATTTACTTATAGCGGTTGCATCTTCTATTACTTCAAAATCTACTTCTTTTGAATCCATATTAAAGTAGCTGACAGAAATAACAGAATGACGTTGTTTTAAACTACTTCCTGAGTAACTAAACCCTCCTTGACCTACATTAGATAAACTAAATAAATAGCTTGGAGTAACTTCTTTATCCTGACTTATTGTTACGCTTCCTGCTGACCATATCGGCATACACCTCATTACACCTGATAGCTCGTTAATTACATCAAAGGCTTCTTTAGAGTCTTGGATATTAACATTACAGCTAAATCTAGCTTCCTTTGTACCAGCACCCGTTCCATCATCAACTAATTCGTTTGAATACTTACTCGCAGCTACAAAACTAAATAAATCTAAACTGCTATCAGTTATGTGATCTCCAAATCCATATCTAGTATTAGTAAGTAAATCTAGCAAGCACATAGCAGGGCAATTTGTGTAAGTCGCTGCACCCATTACTCCATTAAATATGTAGCCGTCTGGGTACTGTATTCTTCCAGTTTCCATATCAACAGTTGGAGTACCTGTACCAGATGCTCCTGCTCCTGGTATTCGCACTTTTATTCCTCGGATTCTGTAAGTTCTTTTAGGAATCCGATTAAATTGCTTACTATCTAAACGTAAAGCTGTATAAGCACTATTCGGATAATTAGATTTATTGTCTATAACTTCTTGTAAACTTGTAAATTGAAAAGCATTAATTCTTTCAGTAGTTGTACTATCTATAGTATCTCTAAGCACTCTTACATCGACAGGAAATGCCCCTGTAACTGTTATCCTGTGATCTCTTGCATAAGCATCAGCAGTTCTTCCTTCTACGCTTGAAGTTATAACATCACTAAAACCACCGTTATTGTATTGAACTTGTATTCTGTAGGCAACTGTATCTCCTCTAATATCTCCATCATCTTCTAATACTTGTATTTGAGGCCAAGTTAAAGTAACAATGATGGCATCAACATCTGTATTATTTACTCTTCTAGTAACCGATCCAACGATAGCTTGGGAGTTTGTTCCATCTGTATTAACTACGTTTACACCCACACCAGTAGGTGACCTGCTTTCAGCAGGAATACCACTCATTGCACTTTGGTTTGCCGTTCCAAACTCAGATTTAAAAGTTACGTCTTTAAAATTAAAATCAGTTTCATTAGGAGAACTATTACTAGCATTAGCTTGCAAAATAGGAGTATCGTCTAGAAATACATCTTTTAAACTTGCGTTTTGGTAAGCTGTCGAGGTTCTATCTGTAATCTCTGCTTTTGAAGGAGTCGCAAAACCTTCTATTTCTCCTTCAGAAATTAAATCTTGAACAGTGGCAAAACTTCTGCTATGTAAAGTATCAGGAGCACGATATGGAGCAGGGGGTGGACTTGGTTGCCCTCCTCCATGTCCTCTAATAATTTTCTTACTATTAGTCATGCGTCTACTTGATTAGTATCTACTGCTGCACTTATTACAACACTTCCTGTAAAAATTTCACCATACACTATTGGAACGGGAGTTCCTGCTCTTGAAGTATTTTGTAACCCACTAAAACTAAACGATAAACGAGGATCTTCTTCTGATGAAAATTTTTGAGGTTTAGGTAAGGGAAAAAGCATATCACTTACACCTGATAAAACCAGGGCAAGACCTATATTTCCACCAATGGCTGCCAAACCACCACCAGTAAATCCAAAAACACCTCCTGCACCTAAACTAAGTCCTGTTCCTCCAGAAAAAACAGCAACACCAATCAAAGCAGCACCTAATAAAACTTTTCCAAGACCTTTACCCGAACCTGTTATTACTGGAATAAAATGAATATCTTGTTTTCCTACGGGATAATTAATTTCATCTTTATCAATACTGTAGTCACCTACCTTTACTTGATAATATTTAGGACTCATATAGGCTTCTAATTCTGGAAAATTATGTATTAAAAAACTTACAGCTTTACTTATAGTATCTGCCTTAATTTCAAATTCTTTGTGTCCAATAAATTCTGCTAATTTTCCGTATAGTTTTATTTTACGAAGCATAACGCAACCTCTTTCCCGTACATTTTAACAGCCATTCAGAGTAAGGCTCTCTACAACTTAGTCTATCTGTTAAATGATGAATAACATCTCCTTTAAAAAATAATGCTACATGATTTAAACCTGGGCTAAGAACACTCATAAACAATAAATCTCCATCTTCTAATTTTTCTTCTGCTCTAAGTTCTCTAAATCCTGTTCGCCAAGCACATCTTTCAAACATTGGATTTCTTAAAAATTCTTCTGGTGTGATAGGTCTTTCCCAATCTCTTAATTCTATGTTTTTATTTTCTTTATACCAATCTCTAACTAAACTCCAACAGTCTGTTATTCCCCATACCCATTGACGACCCAATAATGGGGGTTTGTATCCACAAGGTTCTAAGTATGCCCACTGTTCTGTTTTTGGGTTAACAATGTACCAGGGTAAATTACTATCTTCGCAGCTAACCTTATCGGCTTGACTAGGATCAGGTGGAGTAATTGGATGACTATGAACTACTCCAATTATTTCGCCCGTATTATCTGCTCTTACATAATCTTCTGGGTCCATGATAAAACATTGATGATCTGTCATTGAAAGATTGCGACAAGGATAGTATCTTTCTTTTCCTTTTATATTCAATAAAAGACCACAGGCTTCTTTAGGGTCTTCTCGTTGTGCATGAAGTAATGCTTTGTATTTCCAAGTCATTATGTAAACGTGCCAATACTAGGAAAATCTGCTCTAGTGCATTGTCTTTTAGGACAGCTTATTCCTGTTAAATCTAAAACAGAAGCTAATTCAAATTCTACAACTTCTCTATTTTCAGATGCTTTACGATCAATAGAATAAATTTCTTGAGGAAACTCTGCTGTTGGATCAGCATCAGCATTTTGACCATCTGCAAAATTATCAGCATCAATAAATTTAGCTAATGTTCTTATTCTTGTTAATGTAGAACCCGTTAAATCATTTCCTGGTGTAGTTTCATTTACGGTCAACAAAATCGCAGAAAAACTCAAACCTGTAACAGAACTACCTACATTTCCTCCATTACTAATAACTAATTTTGGTCTAGGTATTTGACCGTTTTTATAAGCAAAACCTGTAGCTTGTACAGGAAATCTAAAGTATGAATTTCCTGCCCATACAATTTTTCCATTTGCATCTAAATTACTTCCTGCGTGAAATCTATAAACAGTATTAGCACCATGCAACGCTGTGCTTAGTTGTAAAGTAAACAATTCAATAATTGCACTTGGATTTATATCCTGTAAATTATCAAAAATTGCTGCGTTTACTGACATTAGGTTGTCGGCTCAAATACTTCTCTAAATGTAGCGGTAATTTGTGCTCTGTTAAAGTATGGTATTGATTTAGACCATGACTCACATACAAATTGCGAAGAACTGATCTCACCTGGAGGAGTAAAAGTAAAACTGGCAGAGTCAATAGCACGGGCATCGAGGAATGTCTCTATGGTATTAGCACCCGAAGCTGACACATCAAATTTTAAATCATAAACTTTAGCATTTTGATGTTCAGGTAATCCTAATAAAAGTCTGTGTTCATATCCATCTGCAAAACGTATAGTTCTAGTAGCTGGTTTTGATTTTTTTCTTACTCCATAAGTAGGGTCGATACTTGGAAAGGTAGCCATTATGCAAGTATTCCTCCAGGTCTTTTTTGTTGTACTAATTCAGATTGTATCGCAGCAGAGATAAGTCGACCAAGTTCTCTTCCTCCTTCTTCATTACCTTCAACTGATGATCCAGAAGCATCTACATTTACTATGACGGTGGTTGAACCACCAAGAGCATGATTCGGTGTAATCGTACCAGAAACACCTGGGCTGAACATCTCTGGCCCACGCTCTCCTACTATGTAACTTCCACCTTTCTTTACTGGTCCACCATTTGCTTTAAAAATAGCTCCTAGTAAACCTCCGCCTCCTCGTTCAAAAGTTCCTCCAAAATTACCAAATATTGCCATATTGATAAAACCATCTATTAACTTATTTACTACGTTATTTAAAAGATTACCTAAGGTTTCAGTTCCTTTTATTAAACCTCTAATACCATTACCAATGTCTTGAGCAATAATATTAGAAACTTCTCTAAAAGGATCTGCAAGTGCTTTTGCATTATTGACAACTTGTTCTTGTAAATTAATTTGTGCTTCTAATTTTTTTATAGTGTCACCATGTAAGTCATTTTCTGTTCCTTTATTATCTAATTTTAAAAGTTCTAATTCATTTTCTAAATTAGTTAATTCAAATTGTTCCTGCATTAGAGTTAGTTTTTCACTACTCGTAGTTAATCTTTTTTGTTCAATCTCTAAAGCTTGCTGTAAAGGTAAAATTTCTTTGTTAAATTTTGTTTTCTCAATCAACTCTTGATTTGGATTTGTTGGAGGAGGTCCTCCTTGCGGAGTTCCAGTTAAAAGATTTGAAGTAACATCTGGTGAGCCAACTGCTTTTTTAAGATTAAAAGTAAGTCTTTCATCAAAAATTTGACTATAAGTTTTACCAATATCTTTACCTTGATTTGTAGTTTTAAATAACCTTTGAGCTTCTAAATGAGATTGATTTACAATAGATTGTTGTACTTTACCGAAATTTTCACCTTCTTGAGCTTTTAATGACTTTAATAAATTACCTTGAGTCATTCCGCTTAGTATGGAATCAATAAATGGAACTAGAGCTTTACCTAAGAATAAAGTTATAGCTGTTCCTAATTCATTTATTTTATTTTTAAATTCAAGCATTTTTTCAGAATTTTCTCTCAAAATATCAGGTGCATCACCAAATCTTTCATTAAATTTATCCATAACTAATTTTGCTGCTGAACCTTTTAAACCTAACTTCTCTAACTCTTTAGCCATTTTTTCAGTAGGAGTTCCCACTAACCCTAGCTTTCCAATCAAATTCTCAATATTATCTTCTGGCTTACGCATTGCTTCACTTAGATCTTCCATAGCCGAACCAATGGCTGTACCAGCTATAGATAGTGCAAAACCAAACTGACCCATACCTGGTATTGCTGATAACGCTCCTCCAGCTATACCACCAGCTGCACCACCTAAAGCAGAAATAGGTCCTTGTCCGAATAACAAAGGAAAACCACCACCAATGATTCCACTTCCTACGGCACTCGCAGCACCTCTACCAAAAGCAGGCGTAAGTTTTCCTTTAGCTAGTCTTGCTTTGTGTAATTCTCTTTCTGCTTTTATTTCTTTTCTTAGTACTTGTTCTTTTGCTTGACTAAAACTAATACCTTTTTTGTATGCTGTTTCTTCAATTTCAAAAATTTTATTCTTTTTAAGTAGTTCTTTATTGTACTGATCTTCAACTTTAATTACATTTCGGATTGCTTTGCGATAGTCGTCAGTTCCTATGGCTGCTGTTTGAAAAGCTCTTTTAGCACGAGAAACTTCTTTACTTAAACTATCAAATGATTTAAGACTTTTTTTGCTATCTTTTACAACTGTTTTATTAAGTCTATCTATTGACCTTTGTAAAAGTCTAGTTTCTACACGAGTCCTTTGTAGTTCTTTCTGTCCTTTAACAGCTATAGCTATTTGAACATCATAATTAGCCACTTTTTAAAAAGAACCACAATATTTTCTCTATCTTACCGCTTTCTGCCTTTTATAGCACTATTTCTTTGTGCTTGTTCTTTTTGTTTTTCATATTCTTCATATTCTATTTCAGCATAAGCAGCCCAACCTACCATTTCTTCAACAGTTAAAGTTTCACACAGTTCAGCAACAGTTTTTCCTAATTCTTTAGCTAATGAAAAAATAAATTTCCATTGATTATTAGCTTTTTAACTCGGCTTTAGCCTCCTTTACCTCCCTGGTTTGACCAGCTTCTATCATTGCTAATTGAATTTCTTGCAAAATGTTTGCTTCGACTTCTCTTCTTAAAGAAGCTTTATCTCCATCTTGAAAATGCCTGTTTCCATCTTTATCTAATGCTTTTGTAATCATAAGTTGTAAAGCAAATTCGTTTGCATCTTCACCAATAGATTTTTTTTGTATTGATTCTCTTTCAGCAATAGTAAGTGGATGCCAATAAACAGTGAAAATAATTTTTCCATCTTTTATTACGTCATGTTGATATAGCTGGCTTACACCAAAACTATTCTTCAAAAGTTCGATTGCTCTAGTCATAAAATAAGTATTGCTACTTTATTATACTAGGCATTTGCTGAAAATTGGCAAGATATTACACCAACGAAATGACTTCTATCTTCTATTTCAAGCATTGTTGGACCATTTATATCCTGAACTCTTGGAGTTACGTTAAAAGTATCAGTATAATTAGCAGCGTTTACTGAAATTAAACCATCTATAACTGATTCACTGATAGCAGAAAGAACGGACGTTCCATTACTCTTTGGGACGTAAACATTACATTGAACAACACCTGCATAATAACTGGAAGCTGCTCCGTGATTCTGAAGAGTTGACTGTATGAAATTTACATTCATTACAACATATTTTTCAGCTTTACCTGGAGTTACAAAAGTAACGTTGTCATAGACAACAGAAACCGTATTATCTGCTGCTACAACTGCATCTGTAACTGCTTTTTCAAATGCTGCTCTTGCTTTTACTAAAGTCATAAGACATCTCCATAACCAATTCCAG